CAACAGGAGCTTCTTTCGCAGGATAATTTTTTAAACGATATTTATAATAAAGCAAATATAACATGGCAGTATTAGATCCAAACGAAATAATGTTCAGAGCATTCGAACCAAAAGTACAAAACAGATTTGTTATGTACATGGACGGTATTCCTTCCTTCTTGGTTAAGAACGTAAAGGCTCCAACATTTGTAGATAACGTAGTAAAGTTAGATCATATTAACTCATACAGAAAGATCAGAGGTAAAAGAGAATGGTCAGATATGACTATGACACTTTACGATCCAATCACTCCATCAGGAGCACAAGCAGTAATGGAATGGGCACGTCTATCTTATGAATCAGTAACCGGTAGAGCTGGTTATTCAGATTTCTACAAAAAAGACTTAACACTAAACATTTTAGGTCCTGTAGGAGATATTGTAGGAGAATGGATCATTAAAGGAGCATTCTTACAAACAGGAGATTTTGGTCAGTTTGACTGGTCTTCAGATGCTGTAGTAGACTTAAACATTACTGTGGCAATGGACTACTGTATCTTAAACTACTAAGATAAATTAACATAATTTAATAAAGCCCGGATTTTATCCGGGTTTTGTTGTTTTAAAAATAAAATGTTCTTATATTTATATTTAGAACTAGTTACTATTAAATAAAATTTATGGAATCTAAATTTAAATTACCTACCGAAACGGTAGAATTACCATCCAAAGGTTTGCTTTACCCTGAGGATTCTCCATTAGCCAAAGGTACTCTTGAAATGAAGTATATGACCGCTAAGGAAGAAGATATTCTCACTAACCAGAACTACCTTCAAAACGGAACAGTCATAGACAAACTTTTGCAGTCTCTTATCGTTACAGAAGGAGTAGATTACGGAGAGCTTCTTGTAGGAGACAAAAATGCCTTACTTATCGCTGCGAGAATATTATCATACGGAAAGGACTATGAGTTTACTTATGCCGGAGAGGAAATTACTGTTGACCTAACAACAATTCAGGAAAAACAAGTTAATACAGATATAACTACTAACCGTAGTAATGAATTTACATATACATTACCTAACTCCCAGGCTACGGTTACTTATAAGATATTAAATCACCGAGATGAACAAAATATCAAAAAAGAAATTGACGGACTAAAGAAACTTAATAAAACATCTTCTACACAAGTTACAACTAGACTCAAATACATAATAACATCAGTTAATGGAGATAGAGACTCTAAAACAATAAGAGAATTTATTGATAACTACCTATTAGCCAAAGATGCTAGAGCTTTAAGAGAAGAGTATACAAATACAGCACCAGACGTTGTTTTAAAATTTACATACACTGATAACAGTGGCAGAGAGGAGGAAGTAGATCTCCCAATAGGGATAAGCTTTTTTTGGCCTGACGCTTAGTCATAGATTTGGAATTTTTAACCAAATACATGAAATTGTTTTTCATGGAAACGGAGGCTACAGCTGGACAGAAGTTTACAATATGCCTATCTGGCTCCGTAACTTTACTTTTAATAAAATAAAAGATTTTCACGAAAAACAAAATAAACAACCCGAAGAGTTAGAAAAACCAGATGCTATTTTAGGTCCAAATATTTCACCTTCTTACTCTACTAAGGCTTCTAAAAACTAGGAGCCTTATCTATTTATAGTATATAACTTTAATTATGACCGGTAGACAACAAGATCCTGAATTAAGAGCTCAAGAGCTAAAAACCGTATTACAGGATGCATTTACATCAATAGCTGCAAATATAGGCGATACTATAGACGCAGCAATGAATAATGTAGATAGCAGCACTAAAGCTACTCTTTCCGGAATACAAAAAGGATTTAGAGACTTATCTAAATTTACAGAAGTTATTGCAAAAACAGAAGAACAGGCACTATTAGGAAAACTATCTAGAAATAGGATAGATGAAATAATGATGCAAAGAAGGGCTAAAGAAGCGGCAATACGTACTTCTATTAATATACTAGAACGAAACAGTGCTGACTTATCAGAAGAAGCTTTAGAAGATTTACAAAAACAAAAAGCAGACTTAGACGAAATAGCAGGGTATAACCGCGAAATAGAGGGATTACTAGAAAAACAACTTAAGCATTCTAATAATATAAATAGAGCTCAGGGGTTATCTGGTGCACTATTAGGCGGCCTAGCAAAAACTACAAGGAAACTAGGACTATCAGGACTCGATGATGTATTTGCAAATGCTAAAAACGATGCAGCAAAATTAGCGTCTTCTCTAACAGATGGAGGCAAAAATCCTGCAGGTATGATGGGTAAAATGCAAGTAGCAGGGAAAGGGCTTTCATCTGCTCTTGCCGGTTCAGCTAGGTACTTAATGGGACCCGCAGGTATTGCTTTGGCTGCCGGTGCTATAGCTAAACTATTTCTTGCTGTAGACGAAAGAACTTCTAAAGTAGCACAATCATTAGGTATTTCTAAGGAATACGCTAGTGTGTTGTCGGCTACTACTATGAAGATTGGGGATAACTTTAACTACATGACCCAAAGGTTAGGAGCAGCAGTTAATCTGATGTCAGATTTTGCAAATGCTACCGGCCTAACACTATTTAACACTGAAGTTTTTAATGAAGATCTAGATGAAGCAGGAAGACTGATTGGGTTAAATGCAGATCAGATGACAAATCTAGCTCTCACAATTGAACAATCTGGGGTATCCTCAAAGGAGTTTATAAACAACTCTCTAAACGCTGCTATAGCAACAGAAAGACAGTTGGGTATTAGCGTACAAACGCAAGCTATAATGAAAGATATTGCTGACCTCACATTTTTACAGAAAGTAAATCTAGGCAATACCGCAGAGTCAATGGGAAGAGCGGTTATTAAAGCAAGAGCTTTAGGGCTTACGATGATGCAGTTAGAGAATATTTCTAAAGGACTTTTAAATTTTGAATCTTCCATAGAAGCAGAAATGGAAGCAGAGTTACTTATAAATAAAGAGTTAAATTTTGAAAGAGCTAGAGCAGCAGCTTTAAATAAAGATTACGCAACAGTAGCTGAAGAGATGTTGAAAAACGCAGGATCTCTAAAAGAATTTCAAGATATGAGCTCAGTAGCTCAAGAAGCATTTGCTAGATCTATGAATATGTCTGCTGATGAATTGGCCAAAATGTTAACTCTTGAACAGGCAGCAGTAGATGCTGGATTCCAATCAGCAAAAGCTAGAGATGAAGAATTTCAAGCTTTGGTTGATCTTCACGGAATGGAGGAGGCTGTTCTTAGGTTTAAAGATAAAGGTTTTGCAAAACTCCGACAACAGCAGAGTATACAGTCTCAGATTAATATGCTTTTAGAGAATATGAAAACTCTGTTTATGACAGGAATTGAACCCGTAGTACAGCAGATAACCAAATACCTAACTGAAAATCCAGAAGCTATTAATAAAATGATTGACAAAGTTGTCAACTTTGTACAGGAACTATATAAAGGAGAATCAACGTTAAACAGTATAGCAGATACAGTTAAAGGTACAATTACGTTATTCAAGGGACTTGGAAACGCAATAGATGTAGTAGTCTTAAAACCATTAAAAGCTGCTTACTATCTTGCAAAATCTATTACTGAACCGTTACTAAACATATTTTCCGGAGACGGACTATCTAAAGCATCAGACAGTCTTGCTAAAAACCTAACCTTATCAGGTGCTAACCTAACAGACGCTTTAACAGGAGTATTCGCACCCGTAGTCGGAGAAAAAGGAACTAACCTAGCCCAAGGCTTACAAAAATCATATGATAAAGACATAGTAGCAGAAGACTTTACTATTAGAACACACCCTAAAGACACCTTAAAAATAGCTGGCGGTACTAAATTTGGAGAAGAAACCAACACACTTCTTAAAGAACTAATTACCGCTGTTAAATCAGGAGGACATGTATACATGGATGGAAATAAAGTTGGACATACACTAGCTTTATCAACATATAAATCATACTAAACTATTTATAATAAAATTAATATGGCATTATTAGACAAACTAACACAATCACCTTACGGATTAAAAGGTCAAACACCTTCAAAACTACCTGGTGCAGATAAAGCTTCAACTCTACACAATACCACTTCTATTAATAACACTCCAGAAGGAGAATACCCAGCGTCTACTTTAGACTTAAATGGGAAGATAGGAGCAAAGTATATAGATAACTTACCTAAGTAAGACTAAATGGCTATTCTAAGAAACTACATAGAGGGTAACCTAACCCAGTTGAATAAACTGAAGTATGGAGATACCGCTACAATTGGTAATGAACCTATTGTACAAAAAACCATACCAACAGATATAAGACAGTCTGGACCGTCCTCAAATCAAGCTTCTAAAAGAATAGACGATTTAAAACGAATTGGAACAATACTTACCCAGAAACCTGGATTAAAGCACCTTGCTAACGAAACAGCTTTAAATGCAGCTAAGGTAACACCAAAAAGCAACCCGAATAAAACATTAGCCGGAAACATATTAAGCGGTATAGGAGCGAATCTTTTTAACTCTGTTAAAATTATTGGTTCTACGCTAGCTCAAGTTCCTTTGAATGGAACTGGTACACATTTTGTAAAAGGCTTTGCAGGTAAAGGGAAAGGTACTTACTTGTACGGTAAACTAGATATTGCACCACACGTTCTAGCAAGAAATGGTGCTCCAATACTAGCAGACGCAACATGGGCATCCGAAGCACCGGTCGAAGCACCTAGAGAAAGGGAAGTAGACAATACCCCTCAAGTAGATACAAAGTTTCTTCCCTCAGACGGTAAAGGAGTACCAAAATTAAATAACCCGAAAAACGAGGTTAGAAAAGAAAACCGAATTCTATTAGGAGATGCTGCAAGTATAAAACGTAATATTTCTGATTCATACGCTACAGGAAACTTTATACAAACTCAAGATAAAATAAATTTACTTGGACCATATAAAGGAGAGAAAAAACCAGCAAAAGAAGTTAACGATCTAATTAAATTTAGATTCAACGTTATTACTCCTGAAGATAATACATACTTACATTTTAGAGCCTACCTTGATTCATTCTCAGATAATTTTTCAGGAAATTGGAACTCATTCAATTATGTAGGAAGAGGTGAGAACTTTCATACATACCAAGGTTTTGACAGACAGATTAGTTTAGGATTTAAAATAGCAGCCCAGACAAGATGGGAAATGCGTCCATTATACCAGAAAATAGTTACTCTTGCTTCTTCTACAGCTCCTACTTACCAAGATGGATTTATGAGAGGAACTCTAGTTAAATTAACAGTAGGAGACTACTTAAGAGAGGTACCAGGATTTTTATCAAGCGTTAATTATAGTTGGCAGCAAGACTACCAATGGGAGATAGCATTAAATAATAATGGAGTAGATAATGGGAATACCGGGATAGATAATGATCAGCAGGAACTTCCTATGATATTAGACTGCCAAGTGAACTTTACACCAATTCACACATTTACCCCTCAAACAGGGCTATATCACTATATTACAACAGATGTTGCACCTGAAACAAATCCTGAAACATTATTCTTTACAAAAAGTCAAAATGGTGAACCAGGAATTCCTGTAAGACAGCCCGAAGTAAAAGCATAGTTATATGAGTAGATATAGAGACATAGACAGCAGCGTAACAGAAGGAGGAACTAGGTACAGGAGTAACCCTATATACCCTACAGTTCCACCTA